TAGCGAATGGCACTGAAACAGTGTTCGTTACGCTTCGTTTTTGTGTGGTAAGGAAGCAACTGAAAGCCACTTTGAAGCCAAATGCGGCAGGAGTTCAGTTACCACCCCATTACTACCGTAACGGATGAAAGTTTTCGGTTAAACGCTTCTATTTCTGCGATTTGCGCAGGTTTGCATATCTGTTGGTAACTCACTGTAACTTAATTTTGTAACCAAAAAAAGTGTGAGTTATGCGAAGTACATTCAAAGTCTTATTCTACGTGAAGAAAGGCAGCGCAAAGCCCAACGGCAACCTGCCCCTGATGTGCCGTCTTACAGTAGACGGCGAGATTAAACAGTTCAGCTGCAAGCTGGACGTTCCCCCACGCTTGTGGGACGTGAAAAACAGCCGTGCCTCGGGCAAGAGCGTCGAGGCGCAGCGAATCAACCGTACCGTCGATAAAATCCGTGTGGACGTGAACCGCCGCTATCAGGAGCTTATGCAGACGGACGGGTATGTAACCGCCGCCAAGCTCAAAGACACCTATCTCGGTATCGGTGTCAAGCAGGAGACCTTGTTGAAGCTGTTTGAGCAGCACAACGCCGAGTTCGCCAAGAAAGTGGGGCACAGCAGGGCGCAGGGAACATACCAACGTTATGCGACCGTCTGCAAGCACATTCGGGAGTTCCTGCCTCATACCTACAAGCGTGAGGATATTCCTCTCAAGGAATTGAACCTCTCTTTCATCAACGATTTCGAGTATTTCCTACGCACGGAGAAGAAATGCCGTACCAATACCGTGTGGGGCTACATGATTGTGCTGAAACATATCATCTCGATAGCGAGGAATGACGGGCGGTTGCCGTTCAACCCCTTTGCCGGGTATATCAACTCTCCCGAAAGCGTGGATAGGGGCTACCTTACCCAAGCGGAGATACAGACGCTTATAGATACACCGATGAAGAACGGGCAGCATGAACTCGTAAGGGACTTGTTCGTCTTTTCGGTGTTCACGGGGCTGGCGTACTCCGATGTGAGGAACCTCACCGCCGACTGCCTGCAAACCTTCTTCGACGGTAATCTATGGATTATTACCCGGCGGAAGAAGACGAACACGGAATCGAACATCCGTCTGTTGGACGTTCCGCAAAGGATAATAGAGAAATACAAGGGAATGACACGGGACGGTCATGTTTTCCCCATGCCGAGCAATACCACCTGCAACAAGATACTAAAAGAGATAGGCAGGCAGTGCGGTTTCAAGGTGCGCTTGACCTATCATGTCGCGAGGCATACGAACGCCACGACCGTGCTTTTATCCAACGGTGTACCCATTGAAACCGTGAGCCGACTGTTGGGGCACACGAACATCAAGACCACGCAGATATACGCCAAAATCACCGCCCAAAAGATAAGCCGGGACATGGAAGCCTTGTCGCACAAGTTGGAGGATATGGAGAAGAACATCTGCCGTGCCATTTAATAACGACCTTAAAAGCGAATACCGATGAAAGAAAAAAGAAATACCATCACGATGGACGAACACGGCAATATCATCATGCCGACCGATACAGCCAATGTGTGGATGTCCGAGCCGGAACTTGTCGGGCTGTTCGGGGTAATTGCCCCGACAGTCCGTGCAGGAATCAGAGCTGTTTACAAAAGCGGAGTTCTGAAAGAGTACGACACGAAGCGTTCTGCGTTTGGAGAACGGTTACGGGCTGGACGTTTACAGTTTTGAAATGCTTGTCGCACTCGCATTCCGTATCGTCTCATGCGGTGCGGAGAGGCTGCGCAATGCCTTGTTAAAGAGGATGTACCGGCAAAAAGAGAAAATATGTCTGTTCCTGCCATCATTCGGGGGTGCGTATTGCTGTTAGTACGTACCCATACACGAAACATGTGCGACTGTTTCCGTCGGAAGATACACCGTTATTCTGATGAAATGATGAATACATATAGTAAATATATGATTATAAGATATATATGTGTTCATCAAATTCTCATCAACGGATATTTGTCGATGAACGGAAAGTATGCCTTACCGTGTCGTTTCTCTTTTGGCGAGTATTCTGATGAGAAGTTGATGAGCATACATACCGCTAATATACAGATGTTTATATGCCGTTTCATCAAATTATCGGATTTTCATCCGTCATCAACCCGGCTGGGAAATGGGATAGGGAGAGTTCCCATTTGCTGCAACTGGAGCAGCCATTTCCGTTTTCAGAGGCAAAGGTAGCATGGGGCTTTACGTCGGCTTCAAGGTCAGGCGGCTGCGCCGTCATGGGAACAATCTCCACCCTCATGCTTCGGGTAGTATTCTTCCCATGAACCTTGCATCCGACAGCCCCACGCAAAAGAGCCTCCGTAAACGGAAACGACCGCCCCGGCAACCGACGACGAAAGGAAAAAACAACAAGGGGAGTTTGTGACGGCTGCAATGCTGACGGACTACCGACACTCTGTTCACATTGTCATGTATGCAAAGTTGGTAAACAAGGCGGGCAAAGCAAAGCAGGCAGGGACGGACGGCGCACGGGTATTTACAGACAGGAAATACCGTAGCTTATTAGGGAATTTTCCGAGCCGCATTGCAGGCAACGCTGAAAATTCCCCAATAAGGCAAGGGGAAAGCCCCTCTGCACACCCCATCGGGAACGGCTTTTTGCCGTCCCCGAAGATACGAAGAATCATTGTTTCATAAGCTAAAAAAGAAAGGAATTTTATATGGGATTTGTAGTCTTACACATGGAAAAGGCGCACGGTTCCGACAGCGGAACGACCGCCCACATCGAGCGTTCAATCATACCGAGGAACGCCGACCCCACACGCACACACCTCAATCGGAAACTCATCGAGTATCCCGACGGTGTGAAAGACCGTTCGGCGGCTATCCAAAGGAGGCTGGAAGAAGCCGGGCTGACACGCAAAGTCGGCAGCAACCAAGTCAGGGCAATCCGCATCAACGTGTCGGCAACGCCCGAGGACATGGAGCGCATCCAACGGGAGGGACGGCTGGACGAGTGGTGCGCTGACAACTTGAAATACTTCGCCGACACGTTCGGAAAAGAGAACATCGTGGCGGCTCACCTGCACATGGACGAGAAAACGCCACACATGCACGTCACGCTCGTCCCGATAGTCAAGGGGGAGCGCAAGCGCAGGAAACGGGAGGAGCAGGCGAAGAAACGCTACCGCAAGAAACCTGCCGACAGCGTGAGGCTGTGTGCAGATGACATCATGAGCCGTCTGAAACTGAAATCCTATCAGGACAGCTATGCCGCAGCGATGGTAAAATACGGGCTGCAAAGGGGAATTGACGGTTCGGAAGCGAGGCACGTTTCCACGCAGCAGTACTACCGTGACATAAAGCGTCAGACAGAGGAACTGAAAGCGGAGGTGATGGATTTGCAGGAGCGGAAAGATACGGCACGAGAGGAACTTGCACGGGCGAAAAAGGAGATACAGACCGAGCGGTTGAAAGGGGCGGCGACGACCGCAGCCGCCAACATCGCCGAGAGTGTCGGCTCTCTTTTCGGGAGTAACAAGGTCAAGACACTGGAGAGGGAGAACACAGCTCTACAAAACCGCATCATTGAACTTGAAGAAGAAGCCCGACAACGGGAACGACAACAAGCCAAACAGATGCAGGAAATGAAAAGCACATACGACCAACAGAATAGTAAGCTGTCCGAGTTCGTGAACTTTGTCAAATGCTATTTCCCATACGTGGAGAAGTTGATGCCGACAATAAAGTTCCTGCGTGACACTCTGCACTTTGGCGATATCGTCATTAGAAAACTATGCACGTTCAAGGATGTTTCCATTAAAGGTGAACTATATTCCCGTGAGTTTAACCGGCATTTCAAAACAGACAATGCAGTTTGTTCTCTCAAACAGAACACGGAGGGAAAATTTGAACTCAACATAGACGGTATTTCGCACGTCAGTTGGTTCAGACGCAAGAAAGACGAGTTTATGGAAGCGTTGGGAATGCCTACAAAGAAACAAAATAGGAGTATTAAGCTGTAAATCATAACAAATCCGTGATAGTTGAAGTTACATCACGGATTTTTTTGTACTTTTGTACCGTGATTGAGGCAACTCTTTCCAAGACATAAGAAAAAAGAAGAAGCGTTATGCTTATCTTGTACTTGAAAACGTAGGAAATTTTCAAATTGGATACAAGGATAGCATAGTGGTTCTCACGCTATAGCGTGGGCTGCTATTGTTACATCCGTATCCAAGGTTTCCTACGACCTTCAAGTAAGAGTGTGGCATACAGTTCCACGCTTCGTGATTTAACCCATCCTTTGTGGAAGCTGGAGGATAAATGTGTAGTGTATGAACGCAATTAAAAATTGGCTATTAGTTATTTGCACCATTCTATTAGCAAATGGGTGTGCACCACTTCGAACACCTGTAATAGTAAGGAATGCTCCTATTGAAATGTATAAATACGCATACATTTCTCCGACAAAGGAATTGACATCAAGCACAGGAGGTACATATGGAGGTCAATATGGTATCTATGGCTCTTCGACAACCAAAAGTGTTAATCCGAGTGATGTGATAGCAGGAATATTGATAAAACAGGGGTATATTATATTGCCTGAACTCAAATCCGAATTAGCGAATGAAACCTTAATCGTCAATTATGGCGAGAGTGGTAGGCGTAACAGAGGTTTAGGCTATACAATAGAAGTAACCATACAATTTAGTTCTGCAAAAACCAATGAAATGATATGTTCTTGCACAGCAGAGGGACAAGGAGAAACAGAAGCTGATGATATTCGCCAAGCTATCAGACGAGCATTGTCAAGTTTATTCCCTGAAAAATAAAATCAATTAATAACCAATAATACAATAGATTATGAAGAAGTTTATAGCATTGTTTGCATTGATGGTTATTACGTTGGCATCATATGCTCAAGTTTATAAAATGTATAATACGCGAAACTATCATAACCAGCTTCGTTTAAATACGATGACAGGTGAAGTACAGCAAATTCAGGATGATGGTCAGTCTTGGATTGTTTGCAGTGCAAGAGAAATATCAGGGGATAAGGAAAGTAGGTTTCGTCTTTATGAAACACAAAATATGTGGACTTTCATAATGCTTGATACATATACAGGTAAAAATTGGCAAGTTCAATTTAGTGTAAAAGGTGAAGATTATATGTTTGCTGCCCCAATCAATATCTTCTCTCTTGCATATCCAGAAACAACTTCAAATTGGACTAATAGGTTTCAGATGTTTGCCACCCAAAACATGTGGACTTTCATACTGTTAGATTCGTATAATGGACGACTATGGCAAGTCCAATATAGTACACAAGATTTAGATAATCTATTTTGCATACCTATAAACAAGTACGAATTAGTATCTGATAACGAAAATTGTATATTCTCTATTCAACCATTGACAAGCATGTATCAATACTATCTCATAAATGATAGAACAGGTGACATATGGAAATTCCAATGGAGTACCAAGGGGGA